CTAATGAATAAAAAAGGCAACAAGTAAACAATAACTATAAGGCTACCCAGGAATGGTTCCTGGCCCCAACATAAAGGAGAACTTTAAATGCCTGAACTAACTGAAATGGAAAGACCGAAGACTGCAGGTTTTGTAGATCGTGGGTATAACCATACTAAAAAACAAAAACAGATGGAAGCTGAAGAAGCTGAGATTGCTAAACTAGAGGCAAAGGCTCGTGGTGAAGAAGTTACCGAAAGTGAATCCAGTGGCGAAGATACTGATGACACCGAAGTACAAGCCACAGACGATTCCAAACAAGAAGAAACCAAAGAGGAAACCGAAGCACAGGAAGACGATAGTAGCTTAAGTGCCGAAGAGAAATCTTTTAAGAAACGTTATGGCGATTTGCGTAGGCATATGTCAGACAAAGAGAAGGAGTGGAACGAAAGATTTGAAGCTCTAGAAACTAAAAGTAAACGTGAGGGTATTGTTCCCCCTAAGTCTGATGAAGACATAGAAAAGTGGGCAAGTGAGTATCCAGACGTTGCAGGTATTGTTGAAACTATTGCTGCTAAGAAAGCACAGGAGATGTTCAACAAAGCTGAATCACGGTTACAAGAACTAGATGACGCTCACTCTGAAGCTCAAAGAGTAAAAGCAGAAAACATTATTCGTAGGTCTCACGAAGACTTTGACGAATTAAGACAAGCAGATCAGTTCCATGATTGGGCTGATGCACAACCTAAATGGGTTAAGGATGCACTCTATGAAAATATGGATGATCCTGCATCAGTTGTACGTGTAATTGATTTATATAAAATAGATAACGGTATGACTATATCAGCTAAGAAACAGTCTAAGAAGGCTGCAGCGTCTACTGTTGCTAAAGGTTCTCGAACTTCTATTGATGAAAAAGGTGTACAAGGCACTATTAAAGAGTCTGATGTATCTAGAATGTCATCTAAAGAGTTTGAAGAAAAGCAGGATCAAATAAACGAAGCGATGCGTAATGGCAAGTTTGTTTATGATATAACTGGTTCTGCAAGATAAATGGTTGACATATATTAAGTCAAGCATATAACTACCAGTATCTGACTTGAAGCCTCCGTAAGGACTACCTTCAAAGATACTTTTCTCTAAAGTCTAAACTACAAAGAACTACCTGTCTAAGTATAGGCCCAGTGGTATTCTGTTGCGCAACCGAATGCTTTCTGCACCCTAGAAAACGTACAGCCTCTTTCAGGTGTTTAAGCTTTATTCTCAAAGCCAAATATCATGGAGGATTTAATCATGGCTTTTTCAACAGCAGGAGGATACGGTAACTTACCAAACGGTAACTTTTCCAGTATCATATACTCCAAAAAAGTACAGCTTGCTTTTCGCAAAGCAACTGTGTGCGGTGACATCACCAACTCTGATTATTTCGGAGAGATCAGTGCACAAGGAGATACGGTGAAAATTATCAAGGAACCTGAAATTTCTGTGTCGTCCTATGCTAGAGGTACGAATATCACAGCACAGGATCTTGATGATGAAGACTTTTCTCTAGTCGTAGATAAAGCGAACTACTATGCTTTTAAGATTGACGATATAGAGGAAGCCCACTCACATGTAAACTTTATGCAACTTGCAACAGATCGTGCAGCATACCGTTTAGCTGATCAGCATGACCAAGAAGTTCTTGGCTATCTATCAGGTTTTAAACAGTCTGCTTTACATTCTGACGCTGACACAGTTAATGACCAAACAAATGGTTCAAAAGCTGTAGCAACAGCAGGTTCAGACGAGTTGTTATCTTCAATGAAACTTATCAAGTCTTCATTTGGTAACATCACAACGTCTTCTGCAGGAGATCATTCAATTCCTATAGCAGCACGTTTACCAGGTGCAACAGCACTACCAACAGCAACTGCTTCACCTGCAATGGTTGTAGCACGAATGGCTCGTTTACTTGACCAACAACAAGTGGACAAACAAGGTCGTTGGCTTGTGGTAGATCCAGTATTCATGGAAATAATGGCAGACGAAGATTCACGTCTTTTAAATGCTGATTATGGTGAGTCTGGAGCACTACGTAATGGTTTGGTTCTTAATAACCTACACGGTTTTCGTGTGTACTCATCTTCCAACCTACCTTCAGTAGGTACAGGATCAGGTACAACAGGTTCTGCAAACCAAAACACTAACTATGGTGTGATCTGTGCAGGTCATGACTCAGCAGTAGCAACTGCAGAGCAGATCAGTAAGACTGAAACATATCGTGATCCTGACAGCTTTGCTGACATTGTTCGTGGTATGCATCTCTACGGCAGAAAGATTCTTCGTCCAGAAGCAATCGTAACTGCTAAATACAACGCAGCGTAAGGGAGAAATAAATTATGGCATTAGGTGATAATACACTTCAAGCTGCAAGGGGAGCCAATGCTACCCCAGGCAGAAGCCCCTACATGGTTCAAACTGTTTTGAATTTAGCAACTGCTTTGTCTGACAAAGGTAGCGCACTAGCTGCTTCTGATGTCATTCCAGTGATTGCTGTCAAAAAAGGAACTATGATCCTTAACGCAGGTATTGAAGTAGATACTGCTTCTGATGGTTCTACATTTACTGTAGACCTTGGAATGGTAGACGCTGACGTATTTGTTGACGGATTTGACGGAACATCTGCTGCAGCAGTAGTTGCACAGAATCCTGCAGCCTATCAGCCTGTAATGGCAGTCGCAGATGACAACATCGATCTAACAATTGCTACACTATCTGGTGGTGCAGTTACTACAGGTAAGATGCGTATCTGGGCAGTTATGATGGACTGTACAGATCGGGGTAATGACGGTACTGCTCAAGAAGTAGATCGTGATACACTTGCATAACTAATTTAAGGGGGCAGGGAAACTTGCCCCTTTAAGTTTATCTAAGGGATTTTTTCATGGCAACTTATGTAGTCTTAACAAATCAACTGCTAACACGTTTAAATGAAGTCACACTAGACACTGCAGGTGATGGTTTTACAACTGTACGTAACGTTCAGGCTTTAGCTAAAGATGCTATTAATAACTCCATTAGAAATATAATACAAACAGGACAAGAGTTTCCATTCTTAAAAACAACTAATACACAAACACTATCAGCAGGAACAAGGCAGTATTCTTTTCCTGATGATTATTCTAGTGCAGACTGGGAAACTTTTTATATTAAGAAGTTAACATCTGTTGATAATACACCAATGCACTTACCTTCAATTACATATGATGAGTACATTCAAAAGTATAGACACTTTGATGATACAGGGGATGCGACAGGCATATCTGCTCCTACTCTAATATATCAAACTAATGAAGAAAAGTTTGGATTGACACCAATACCTGATAACTCCTACGAAATAGAATATGTTTATTGGAAGTTTCCTTCTGATTTATCAGCCTTCAATGATACATCTGTTATACCAGATAGATTTAATCACGTAGTTATTGATGGGGCTATGATGTACATGATGAGGTTTAGGTCTAACGAACAGAGTGCTGCAATGCACCAACAAAACTTTGAAGATGGTATTAAAGCTATGAGAAGAGTTCTCGTAGATGAACAACTAAGAGTGAGGTCAACAGTTGTTGATAGAATCAACTCTTCTAATCAAGTACTAGGTAGAGTATTTTAATGCCAGATAATCTAGCATCGTTTAAAGTTTTCTGTCAGGGAGGACTAAATACTAGTAGGGATGTTCTATCTCAGGGTGAGACACAGCCTGGGTCTGCTACTGCACTTATTAATTACGAACCTGCTGTTACTGGTGGCTACAGAAAGATAAGTGGCTTTGCTAATAACTACGGTACTGTTACAGGAACAGGATCTGTATTAGGTGTCTGTGTAGCTAATGGTATTAACGATGGTATACTAGCTTGCAGAAAACCTTCATCAGGTAACAACTACTTACATAAATGGAATAATTCTAGTTCAGCCTGGGACGCTGTGTCAACTTCAGGTTCACCTACAATGGTGGGAGTAACTAAAGTTAGATTTACAAGATATAACTTTGGTAGCCCAAAAGTAATACTGACAGATGGTGTAAACCCTGCAGCTACTTATGATGGTACAACATATACTCAGATTACTCACGCTAGTGCACCTGATGATCCAAAATACTCTGCAGTATTTCAGAATCATATGTTCTTGGCAGGTGATCCAAACGAAGATACAAACTTATACTTTAGTGCTCCATACGCAGAAACAGACTTTAGTGCAGCAAATGGATCAGGTGTTATAAATGTAGGTTTCCCTGTCGTAGCAATAAAGACTTTTAGAGATGCGTTATACATTTTTGGTAGCAATAACATCCGTAAACTT